GGATATAGCAACTCTAATAAGTGATTATGGTTTTCCCATAGTCATGATGGTAGGTCTAGGATATTTCATATATTATATTTGGTGGTTTGTAGGTGAAAAATTAGAACCCGAAATTGAGAAACAACACCTTGCATTGATAAGAGTTATCGATCAGGTGCGTATGTTAGACCAAGATTTAATCAGATTACAACAGAAGGTAGATGTCGTTTTAGAATATAAGGAAAACGAAAAGAAAAAGAAGGCTCAAAGGAAATGAACAACTATAAAATAACATTTATACTTTTTACTTTTATAGTCTTACTAGGATTATCTAATACAGTTCTAGGAGACGAGATCGTACACAAATTTAAAAATCCTAGCTTCTCAGGGATTGGTACAGGCGCACATTACCTTACCATTGAGAATCAGGAACACAGCAGAAAGAAGGCAATCGAGGATTCACTTGAGGCTGCCAGAAAAGCTGCAGAGAGAGAAGCAGAGAACACCACGCTTGCAAAATTTATTAGAAACTTGGAGTCGCGTATTTACGCTCAGTTTGCAAAACAGTTAGTAGAATCTATGTTTTCAAACGACAATCCAGCTGGATTTGGTTCATTCATATTAGAAGGTAACACTATTACATGGGAAGTTATCACAGATGAATCAGGTGCAGAGTTTATTAGATTAACAATCGTTGCTGAGGATGGTTCAGAAACCGTAGTAGAGATACCAGTTGGTACTGGTAACTTCGGTCAAGACCCTGATACAGGTGGCGGTGATGGAGGCGGTTAATGTTAAAGGTACTATCACTAACACTCTTACTTGTTCTGAGTGGATGTGCTTCTTTTCCTCAGTGGTCAGATAAACCACAGGACTGTAGTCGTTGGGATGAAGGAATCAAAAAAGATGTCTACAGTGCAGTTAAGAAACAACTGTCAAGGAAATACATTTGTGTAGAATATCCCGAAGTAGTTAAGCTTCCAGCTTACTTAGAATTATTACAATTACCACCAGCAAAAGAAAAACCGATAGTTGCAGTTTACAATTTTTCAGATAAAACTGGACAAAGAAAGTCGGTTCAAAACATTGCAAGTTTCTCGACAGCAGTAACTCAGGGTGCAACCGAAATGGTTATTGATGCACTTAAGACTGCTGGTGGTGGGACATGGTTTAGAGTCGTTGAAAGAAACGGTATAGACCATTTAGTCCGAGAAAGACAAATCATTCGTTCTGCAAGATCAGACTATGCAAAGAAGACTGAACAAACAGACGAAGGTATTCAACCTCTCTTATTCGCTGGTATTATTATCGAAGGGGGGTTGATTGGTTATGATACTAATCTCAGAACTGGAGGAAGAGGCGCACGGACTCTAGGTATTGGGTTTAGTAAACAGTATCGTCAAGATGCTGTTACAGTCTCCATGAGAGCAGTTTCCGTTCTCACTGGAGAAGTTTTGTTGAATGTCCAAACTCGTAAGACCATTTTATCATATGGTTCAGGTGGGGATGTCTTCCGATTCATCGAGGAAGGAACCCAGCTAGTTGAGATCGAGGATGGAGTGGGAAATAATGAATCAGTGACTTACGCAACACGATCAGCAATTGAAGCTGCAGTGTTGGAATTAGTACACCAAGGCCACGATAGGGGTTATTGGAAAATAGAAGAGGTAAACGAAAATGAAGAAACTAATTAGTTTATGCGTAATTGCATTACTGTCGACAAATATTCTTTTCGCACAAGCCACTGATGATAACGAAATTAAGATAGAGCAAGAAGGTGATACCTTAAAACTTTACATCGATCAAATCGGTTTTGGTAACAAAGTCGGTGGAGACGATGCAAGTAGCGGGTCATTGTCAAATATGGCAATCACTGGTAGTGGTCTAGAATTTGATCTTGATTTCACAGGGAATTCAAATGTTTTATTTGGGCCAGTCATATCCGATGATAGTTATATCAAAATGGATTTTACTGGAGACTCTAATAAAATAGATTGGAACATAGGTTACATCGGTAGTACAGATGATTCAAACATAAACTTTGATGTCACAGGTTCAAGCAACCAGTTTGACTTGGATCAAGGTTATGCTTTTTCAGCTGAAAGATTAAACGCCGACTTAATATTAATCGGGAGCTCAAACATCTTTGATGTTGATTGGGAATCTGATGACTTGACTTGGGATTTCACTATAACAGGTGATTCCAATAACATTAACACACTTCAAAAGGATGGAGAACAAACATTGGACTTCACTCTAGTTGGAGACAGTGCAGATGTAGATATTAATCAGATATCAGGTACATGTGTAAGCGGAGCAGGTAATACTTGTTCTTCACCTGATGCAAATATCTTATTGGATATAGAAAGTGATAATGCAATTATTCAAATCAATCAGAAAGACGCAGCTAACGATTCTTAGTCTTTTATTGTTCATCAGTGGGGTCGGGTTTGCTGACCCCATTGGAGACATAGTAGAATCCACAGGTATCGGACAGATTTTACGAAATGGTGAGTCAACACCTCACTCAATTGGTTATGCAATAGAATTATATGATGAGGCAGAGACCGTCAATGGTCGTATGAAAATAGAGTTCTTAGATGCAGAAGAACTAGACCTTATAGAACATACATTGGTATACATTGATGAAGTATACTACGATCCAAATCCATCACTATCAAAGATGTCATTAAGGATGGTACAAGGAACCGCCCGTTTTGCTTCGGGCAAAGGTAATAAGATAAAGAAAGCAAACATAGACATCAGCACACCGACAGCACAAATTGCTATCAACGGTACAGATTTCACAACAACAATAGATGAGCTGGGTAGAACACTCGTTATACTGCTCCCTGATGAGGACGGAGTTACACCATCAGGTGAGATTATAGTATCAAATGAGGGTGGAAGTGTCACTCTCAATCAGGCATATCAGGCAACTATGGTATCAACCGTAGAAACACCACCTACAGGATCAGTAGTAATCAACAACTTAACAACATCCATGATAGACAATATGTTCATTGTAGCACCGCCTCAGGAGGTTCAGGAGGCCGTAGAAGAACAAGCTAGAGAAGATATGAATGATGACCAAGGGGTATTAGATGTAGACTTCCTAGAGTTCAATGAATTAGAAAAGGACTACGATGATTATGCAGAAGACCCTAATTATGATGCCCGTGGAAACCGACTAGATATAGATTACTTAGATGTCGATTTCCTTACGGATGTATTAGATGTTGTAGAAGAATTAACAAAGACTACTGCAAAATTTACAGATCGACAACAAGTAACTGGGGGTGTAAGACTGGATGGAGCTGTTTTTGGTTTCAACAAGGACTCACAATTCAATGTATTTGAAGAGGATGGAAACCTAGTATTCTTTAGAGAAGTTAACGGTGTCATTGAAATTATCATTCAGAATGGTAATTCAGGGTTTATTGATGCAAGAGTTGAAGGTTACGAAGGTATAATTGAGTTTGGGAATGGAGACCCAGCTATTCAGATATTCATCAATCAGAGCAACTAGAATATATAAATACTTACTTACAGGAGAAGAAGCATGGAATACATATCTAAATTTTTAGATTGGCATGAAGACTTGACTTATAAATGGATTGAAAGATTTGGGATAACCGAATACCACGCAATGTGGGTTGCATATGCAAAAGGACTTATCTTAGGACTACTATTATGGTGGATTTTTTAAAGAAAATAAATGGAACACATTTAGGGATATTTGTAATATCCCTTTTCTTTACTGCACAATGTTATGCAGGGCCAACAGATGATAACCATATCCATGTCGAACAAGTCAGTGGTGGAGACGATGTTTCTCTCACTATAAATCAACTTGGATATGGTAATGAAGTTGAATTTTCATTTGCACATACAAACAATGTATTCAACCTAACTCAACATGGAACTGGTAATTATATCGGATGGGTATCATACTGGGGATCAGGTAAAAGTTGGGGTGGTGATGTAGATGGTTCTGATAATACAGAAACAGTTCTACAATACGATGGTGCAACTTATGGTAGACATATATGGGGCGATGACAATACAGTAGATGTTTATCAACACGGAAGTCATACATTCAATTTAGATATACATGCAGACGATACAAATGTAGAGTTGTGGCAAGAGGGAACTGGTTCACACTATGCCCATAGTTACTTCTACGGGTCTGCAGATGGATCAGATGTTGACCTTACACAAAAAGATGGTGCAAATCATAATGCACAAATCAGACTCCAAGGAACACAACCTACTACACTAACACTATTACAACAAGGTTCAACTAATCAATCGTACACAATCACTAATACTTGTTATACAGTTGGTGGTTGTACGGTTAATGTATCTCAAGGAAACTAATTATGAAACAGTGGTTGTTCAACAAGATGGCTCCGTATGCCATCAAATTCAGAGAGTGGTCTAAAGGAAAGACATGGATACAAATTCCTTTATGGATTTTTATATTATGGATGTTAGGATTTGCTAATCCTTACTGGTGCGTGTATCCCGTCTGCTGGATTCAGTAATGTATTCTTGGAAGACTGTTCTAGTAACCATTGGGTTACTGTTTGGTCTCAAGGTATGGAATCCTTATCTAATTGAAAACATCACATGGTCGTGGTTCGACTTTCTACATCAACAACATGAAATAGAAAAAGTAGAAGAGATTGTACTTGTTGATATAGATGAGAAGTCATTAGAAAAGTATGGTCAATACCCATGGCCGAGAGATATCTATGCAGATATCATGATGGAATCTTCTTATACCAACAGTCATGTATTCACTCAATTATTCAAAGAACCTGATAGATTTGACGGAGATGCTAAATTTGCAGAAGGATTAGTCAATCGGCTAACGGTTCTTTCGGCAGCTCCTACAATTCAAAAAGATACTGGTTCTGCACCGATTGTAAGGACATCAGTGTTCGGCGGTGGCGAGATCAAAGATCACATTTGGAACTTTTCAGGCATTGCATCACCAGTGGAGATGCTAAAGCAAAACACATATGGTGTTGGTGTTACAGTTGCAACACCATCCATATCAGGGACACCAAACTTTGACGGTACTATCCGTTCTGCACCTTTAATAGTGTCTGCAAATGAACAGATATACCCATCGGTTGCACTAGAAGTTCTTCGAGTGTTTGGGGATCATAAGAATTACCAAACAAGGGTAACTCCCGAAGTAGGGATAGAGTGGATTCGTATGGGTAGAGCTGCTCCCATAGAAACAACACCAACGGCAGATATTCAAATAGCATACTGGTATGATTTTGATAGAATATCTGCAGCTGATTTATCTGAGTCAGACTTGGAAGGTAAAATTCTCATTTGGGGTTTAACTGCAGAAGGACTTAATAATCCATCTTCAACTCCAGTGGGTGTAATGTATCCCCACGAAGTTCAAGCCTCAATCCTCCAGTCCGTCTTGCAAGAAGTTCGAATACAACAATCCTACTATCTTGAATTCTTATCTCTCGTTCTTCTTCTGTCAGTCCTTCTAGGAATGTTGGTAATGGTTTACAAACTTCCCACAACCTTTGCGGGGATAGTCGGTCTAGGTGTCGTAGGATTTCAGGTGGGTGGGTCTCTCTATTGGTGGTCTTCATCTCTCGTTCTTTTCGATACTTTCTACTCATCGATTGCCTCCATGATTGTATTTGGACATGCATCCTTCAACAAATACTATAAGACCTATCAACTCAAAGAACAAATTAAGATGCAGTTCCAAAAATATTTATCTCCTGACATGGTTGACGAACTGGCCAAGAATCCTGAAAAATTGAGACTTGGTGGAGAGAGAAAGGAAATGACTTTCATGTTCATGGACATATGTGGGTTCACTCCCATCAGTGAGGCTTACAAAAACAACGATGATCCCGAAGGATTAGTAGACTTGATAAACAAGTTCCTAGATGTACAGACAAAGATCATTATAAATAATCAAGGAACCATAGATAAGTATATGGGCGACTGTATCATGAGTTTTTGGAATGCTCCTTTGGATTGTGAAAACCATGCAGAACTCGCTGTAAAATCTGCACTGGAGGTGTTAGATGCAACAAAGAAACTTAATAAAGAGCTTGCTCCTCTCAATCTTCCTCCTATCAATGTCGGCATTGGCATCAGCACAGGAGAATGTATTGTCGGGAACATGGGATCAGAAGTACGATTTGACTATTCCGTCATTGGAGATGCCGTCAACCTTGGGGCTCGACTCGAAGGCCAAACAAGAAATTATGATGGGGTGGACTTGTTGTTATCGGAAAGAACTTATCAATGCTGTCCAAATGGAACATTCACAGAAGTTGATCGAATCAAGGTTAAGGGAAAATCAGAGAAGGTTACAATATACACTTGTTGATTCATACACAACTCCACAACTCTATACCTTTGCAGCTCTTCAAGTATTAGATATATGGACTACTTATAAAAGTCTTCAATACGATTGTGTCAGAGAACTAAATCCTATTATGGGTGATGCACCAACAGTTGCAAAGATGTTTGCAGTAAAAACTCTAGTTCTCATACCAGCTATAGAAGCAGATATAAAACACGAAAGACTTACACGAAAAACTATGAGACAAGTGAATACCATGATGGTCATGGTAATTACAAACAACAATACAGTTAGAAATCGTGCAAAAAATAATTGCCAAAAACTGCCTTGACTTTTTCATAGTTGACCCCATATAATATATAAATACTTTTGTAATTGCTCAAAAGAGGATTACAGTATATTAACTTGCTTAATTAAAGGAGAAAAATATGACGCATTTAGATATATTTGGTCAATTCAGACCGTTCGCAATTGGATTTGATAGATACTTCGAAGACCTCGATAGACTATCTAATCTTTCACAACCTAACTATCCACCTTACAATGTTGTAAAGGTTGACGATGAACATTTCACCGTTGAACTTGCAGTTGCTGGTTTTGGTAAAAAGGATATTTCTGTTACTAAAGAAAAGAATCTTCTTATCATTGAGGGTAAAGTAGAAGACGCCGAGAAAGAATTCGTTCACAAAGGTTTGGCTTCTAGAGCATTCAAGAGATCATGGACTCTTGCAGATAATGTTGAAATTGATTCTGCAGAGTTGAAAGATGGTATCTTGGCTGTTAGTTTGGTTAAGGTTATTCCCGAAGAGGATAAACCAGTTTCTATAAAAATCTCATAAAACTCTATAGACAGATTAGGCTTCTGTTGATATAATGGAAGTCTAATCTTATATAAGAGAGGTATTATAATGAGTTTAGAAGTTGGAAATCCAATTCCAGTTGTAGATTTACCAGTTAGAGTCGATGGTGAGTTTACTAACTTAAACACAGGTGAAATTGCACAGGGGAAAAGAATTATAATCTTTGCACTCCCAGGCGCATTTACACCAACATGTTCGACTTTTCAGTTGCCTGGCTTTGAGGAACAATATTCTTCGTTCCTAGAGAAAGGTATCGATGAGATTTACTGTCTCTCAGTCAATGATACATTCGTTATGAATGCATGGTTTACTGCACAGGGTATCGAAAAAGTAAAAGCATTACCTGATGGTAGTGGATCATTTACTACAGGTATCGGTGCAAATGTACAAAAAGACAATCTAGGATTCGGTCTTAGGTCTTGGAGATATGCAATTGTAGTAAACGATGGTGTCATTGAATCTGTATTCAGTGAGGATGGATTTAGGGACGATGCAGACACAGACCCTTATGAAGTGTCTAGTCCTGAGAATGTTCTTAACAATCTCTAAAAACCACATTGACATAGAGCCATTGTATATTGTATAATGGTTCTATGTACTTTCAATATACACTAAAAGACCTACAGGAACGCAGTTCCAAAAAAGAATTTTCTTATATCACATTTTTTGCAGGCGGTGGTGGATCATCATGTGGTTACAAACTCGCAGGTGGTGATGTAAGATATATGAATGAGTTTCAACAGATTCATGTTGATACTTACCTAAAGAATTTTCCCGATACAGTTCATGAGTGTAAAGATATCAAACAGGTAACTGGTAAAGGTATCATGGAACTTACTGGACTGAAACCATATGAACTTGATCTACTTGATGGATCACCACCTTGTCCACCATTCTCTATGGCTGGAACTAAAAGAGAAGGTTGGGAACAAGAGAAAGTTGCATATGGAATGAAACAACAAAACATAGAAGACCTTACATGGGAACAGATCAGGATTGCTGGTGATCTCATGCCTAAGGTTATTGTATGTGAAAATGTAAAAGGTTTATCGATGGACTATGCAAGAGACCATCTAAACAAAATGGTGAGAGACTTCGAAGCTCTAGGTTACTCAGTTGTTTGGAAGATCATGAAAGGACATGAACATGGTGTACCTCAAAAGAGAGAAAGGGTATTCATGGTAGGTGTCCGTGATGATGTTCTAGATGCAATTGGTAGACCATGGATGACACTAGGAAGTCTTTTCCCTGATCCATCAAATGACTATCCAACAATCGGTCAAGCAATCGATGACCTACAAGATGATCCTGAGAATATAGAAGATGCTAAATACTTAGAACAAGCGATGGTTGAATCATCAAAAGGACATTGGGTACATGGATTTGAAAAACATCCTGATGAAAAGTTTGCAAACTGTACACCTTGTAAAGGGATAGATGGTATCTATGAACAAATGAGTAATAGACCTTACATATCCATAGGTGACGATATAGTTAAACCTTGGTTTCAAGAAAACATAAGACTTGGACATATCCCAGCAGAAGATGAGAAACATTCTTATTATATGTCAAGGATTGTTCCAAGTCATTTACCAGCTCATTCCTTAACTGAACAAGGATGTCAACCTAAGTTTATGGGTGGTAACCATTTTCATTACAGTGGTAAAAGAATTTACACACCAAAAGAAATGGTACGACTCATGTCATTACCTAACGATTACCAAATGACTGGTGATTATAATGACAAGGGTGCAAGGATAGGATTAATGGTTGCACCATTATGTTTATACTATCTTGTAGAAGAAATTAAAAAACAAATTTTAGAACCATGGAATTCATTGCAAAAGTAGATCACGGTCAAAAAGAGACCCATGATAAATGGAACGGAAAGTTCCTAGACGAATCATCATATGATGAAGTTATATCATCTATAGGAGTAGATGAGAAAGTAATTAAAATCAGTAAACCAGTTGCATCTATCACAGGAGATAGAGCCCCACTTGCATATATTGTAAAAGGAGAGTATACTGGTGACATGTATCAGAATATAAAAGACACTTTGTTCTCTATAGACGATGTCTCTACAATGAGAGCAAATGCAGCTGGGCCGATTGATAAAGAGGAAATGGCAAAGAAAGGATTGATCGAAGGTGTACATTACAAATTAAGAACACCTAACTCATACTATCCTCTAAAGAAGAATGGACAGTTCAATCGTATTGCAGAATCAAATGCAATACATTCTGTATTGATCGGATACAAAAGAGGTCGATTCACTGGTATGATAAAACAAAGTGGATGGATGGATAAGAAATCAAATCAAGAGAAATGGGAGATACTACAGAACATTGCACCTATCAATGAAGGTGCATTAAAGATCGCTGCTCCCGATGTGTGGCGTCAGCAAAGATCATTTGCAGACAATTATATTGAAAGTAAATACCACATCGGGGGCGCACCAATTACCGCCTTATCTGCAAACAGATATTCCAGTGAAGGTACTGCAAAGATGTCTGCTCATGTAGATGGAAAAGATTTAGAGTTTGGGTTAACAACAATGTGCGTTTTCAGAATCGGAGATTTTGGTGGTGCATATCTTTGTTTCCCAAGATACGGTATTGCAATCGAAGCTGACGATGGTGATGTATTGATTGCAGACTCAAACGAGATACATGGTGTTACACCTATCGAAGGAACTGGTGTAAGGTTATCGTGTGTTGCATATTGTGATGAACATGTTGCAACGATGGGTATTGGTGGTAAATCTGAGAACCCGATTGGCCCCCATAACAGAGACAAACAGGGTTCACTGGAGGACTTCTTATGATATTAAGAACGAAGGTAGCAGAACCACAACACTACGAAGGTTTTGTTTATATTAGGACACTCACTTTTGATGATGGGAGTCAGAAACATTATGGTGGTTACAAAAAAAATGAAAGGTTCGGTGGAACCTATCGTGGATCACCTGAGACTGAGAAAATTGCAGAAGACTTAAAGACTGCAACCAACGATGTTTTCGAAGCTGTATATTTTGGTAGTGCAGAAAATATAGTTTACAAAGAGATTTCAATGTTGAATGCAGTAAACGCTGCAAAGAGTGATAACTGGTACAATCAAACTAACGGTGGTGCAAAAGGACTTAAGAACTGGCAACCACATTACGAAATGGTTAAGTTTAAAATAGAACATGCTGGTACTGAACTTGGATATCCTAGAGTTCAAATGCACAAAAAAGATGTATATGAACTAGAAGCTCCACAGGTTCGTGATGAGGAATTTGATCCTCAACATGTGAAAGATACAAGAGAGAAATATAGAGACGATCCACTTTCTATTCAAGAAGAGAGAGGAATATTGATAGGTGGTAATTTAAGATTAGGATGGAGACATACTATGGAAGGTATTATGCCTCTCAAAGACATAGTCGATATTCCATCGGTTACTATACCTGAAAAGGATTGGAATAAGTTAACACCTGTACAGAAAAAAGGATTAGGTCACTGGGATAATCCATATGTCTATGGGCCTAAGAGAGAGAAGCCAGAAGAAGTTGGTAAATACATTGCAGAAGTTTGTATTGAACAAGACATTGATCCCGATCATTTATCTATAGATGCAGAAATTGAAAGTATGAATTATACTTCATACGATAAAGGTCAGATAAAAAAACATGCAAAAGAGTTTTTACTCAACTGGAGTCTAGAAGAAGAATGGGGTGGAACTGTAAAAACATGGACTACAAAAGAACTAAAAGAATTAGTTGAGAATGGGCCTAATAAAAAGAATACAGTTTACTCATTCATATCAGGTGGTAGATTAGGTAAGGTCATAGAACAGTTAGTGAAGTCATGGACAAACCCATCTATCAAACAGAAAAAACATGTTGTATATGTACACTTAAGTCAAGCAAGATACAAACAATCATGGGATGGATATGTCAATTCTAATAACGAATTTGTTGAAGGTAACAAAGCTAAGTATGAGAGAATTCTTAACGAGTTACTTACAATGATGAGGCCTGAAGTTAGACCTTCATTTGAATTTGTTGAAAAGTATGAATTGATTGAAAAGAACTTTGATGGAGAAGAAGCTGCATGATCTTTTTGATTGGTGGAGTTCCATGTTCAGGTAAGTCAACCCTCATGAGAGGATTGATATCCCGTCTTGGTTCTCATAAACTAATAGAACCTATGCCACTATTCAAGTGTCAGGAACATGATGATATATTGGTATGTGGTCAGTATCCCGAAGGTGAAACATTTGGTGGTACTGATAAATTATCTTATGGTGCAATACCAAAGTTCAGAGAGTTTGTTGACTTTGCAAATCAAAAGTATAAACATACAATCATAGAAGGAGACAGATTTTTCAGAGCTGAAGATATTGAATGGGTTGTAGATAACCATGAAGCTGTTGTCTATATACTTACCGTAGATTTACAAGAAGAAAGACGAAGACACATAGAACGAAATGATTCTCAAAACGATACTTGGTTACAAGGTCGTAGGAGTCAGATCGATAATATTCAAAAGAATTTCAATCTTATGGGACATATAAATGTTGTTGAAAATAACGATATAGAAACTTCTTTGAATATACAAGACGAGATTTATGGAAAAATTATTTAAGAATGTTTACCAAGTGGTAGAGAATCCTAACGAGGAACAAGCTGGAATAGAAATTATAGAT